ATGTCTGATGTGTATGAAAGTATTATACAATAAAAAAGCACCCCGTGTAAGAGGTGCTGTGACGGTTAACACATTGTCTTTGATGTGTTAAGAATATAAGATTTATTTAACACATCGTGGGGAGTGGTCTACTTCCTCAAGTCTCTCTGTAACTGTCGTCTCTCACTTACAGAGAGCACCACTTCCTTGACACCTACTTTGTCTTTTGCTTTCTGAACTATTTTCTTTACAGCAGGTCTGATAATCTTCAGTAGTAACTCTGCTAATGGTTTACCAAAGACTGCTGCTGTTGCTGCTGCCATAGCAACCGTAACTGTTGTTGTCACTTCGTTTGCTGATGGTAAATACTTCTCTACAAATGTAGGTTCTTCTATTATCTCAACGGTTTCTTCATTATTTTTCTTTTCACATCTTTTAAATTGCTCATTATATTCCTCATCTATTTCACAAGAAGGAATAGTAATTTCTGGTGTTTTTGGTATAGAAACTTGAGGAGTCTGAGGTATTTTAGTATTACCTTCAAGATCTAACTTTGGTGCTATTGCTTCTGGTGGTCCAGTTAATTTTACATCTTCTTCCGGATCATAGTCAATTGGATTGAAAGAAGGAACTTGACCATCACAAAAAACAACATTTCCATTTGGATCATCTTTAACTAATCCCGGACCATTAAGATTTGCTTCTACACATCCAGGAACATCGACTATCGGTGTTCCAATAGTTAAAGTAACTGGTGGGGAGTTTGGTAATGATATAGGTGGACCAGTAAAAATACTTTTTATGGGAGGAATACCAGTTGCGGATATTTCTTCAATCCTTACATCATTAATTTGTGGCATTAGTCTTTAAAGATATTTGAAACTGCTGTAAAAAGATGAAAGAAAATTACATACAGAAAAAATTTATCCTGATTATCTCTTTTCTTTTTTGCTGGGACTGATCTAGCCATTTTTTAAATACCAAAACATCTTTACTATTTAACACTTCTCACACTTTTTTCAGAAAGGCAGTACACCACCAGTTTGTGCGGGTAGTTCAGGAACCTCTGGCATCTCTGGCATAAGTCCTTCAACCATACCAGGAAGTGCCTCTGTGATTACTTCAGCAATAGCTTTAGATGCTTGGTCTTTTCCTTTCTCAAGGAGAGCATCTTTATTGACATAAAGGTATGCTCCACCACCTAGAACTGATAGTGATACCAGTCCAGATAATAAAGCAATAACGTTAACTAGTTTTTGCATTTTAGTTCTTACCTTTTTTTATAGGCCATGTAATATGTAGGGTATATGTCAATAAAGTTATAAATCCAAATACAAATAATGCTGACATATTTACTCCTTTTTAACTATAGTTTCTAGTTCAACAATCTTAAGTTCCAATTCCCTTACTCTAATAATAGTATCCTGAACATCTTTAGGTGGTTCAAATTCATCAATCCAAGTATCGTTCTCCTCAACCTCTTTCATAATCCTTTCAATCTCTAATTGAAGGGCTTGAATCTCTCTGTTTTGTTCTGCATCATCAGGAAGAGATCCCATTGTACCTCTAGGCCAGTTGATACGAAAGTCAGAATTCAGTTTAATGGATTCTGCTCTAACTTCTTGGTTTGTTTCAATTCTATTTAATCTTTCAATCACTCCACTATATGCCCATGTAGAGACTGCAACAGCACCTACAATAGAAATCATATTGCGAACAGGCATCGCAACTTTAGTGTCATCTGAAACTGATACTGAGTTTACTTCAGCCATTACTCTACCAGAGTGCCATGTGCCCTTCTAATTTCACGAAGTGCTTCTAGGTTCATATCCTTGGTTCCACCATCATAGGCATGAGCATATCCTTCAGTAATCATTTGCTCGTTAAGGGACACACTGTCGTCCCCAATGTAAAGCCAGCCAAGAAGACGCCCATATTTACCGACGCCACCAACAAGTTCAGTCCTAACAGACAACTCATCATCACCAGCGATAGTACTCTCCAGTTTCTCTTTGAGCCAGTTGGTTGCGTCGATTCCAAGTGCTTTCTCCTCTAAGTTCTTCGTCCTTTTTTCCGGCGTATCAACTCCAGCAACTCTAACTCTTTCTTTCTTGTATAGATCAAACCCCAGATCAATTGTTATATCCAGCGTATCTCCATCAAGAACACGATTTACCTCCACTACTCTAAAATTATAACAGGACTTCCTGCTCGGTGGTGTCATCTGTCCCATGAGATTCTCTTTTATCAACACCTAATATATAGTAGATGGCATAACCTGCCATACAAACAGAAAGAAATACCATAAAGATTACTGACCACACAGGATCATTTACGTTATCAAGTGGACGAAGAATCAGATTCATCAGTAGTAGATATACTTATGATATCTAGTCCTTCTACTTTAGATGGTGTTGATTTTATAATTGGTTTATCTTCATTCTCCCACATTTCTACAATGTCTTCTGCCTGCTTATCGACAGATGCCATTTCCATTCGGACTTTACCTTCTATCCATTTCAACCACAACCATTCAATAAACCCTAATGCAAGATGACGAACAATAGGGTTTTGTTTATTTGCCCATCTTTTGGACTTTGTATACCAAGTATCTTCACCACCCCATTGATGTTCAAATTTGTAATCAACAGTCATTAAATACACTACCGACTTCAGATCCAACTTCGGAACCAATTTTATTTCCTAATAAAGTTGCCCATCCTGCTGCCAGCCATCCAACATAAGGAATGTTAACTAAAGTAGGAAGTAGCACACCAGTGCTAATTGCTGTTCCTGCTATTGCACCTTGTGACCGTGCTCCAGCGTCCGCCACGATACACTCTATGTCTTTTGCAGACTTTCCCTCACCTGTAATCACACCTCCTTGTGTATTACGATATCCTTCTGCAGTGTACTCATCTAAACTATACTCTATTCTTTTTTCAGTTCCACCACCAAATAATCCTTTCTTTTCTCTATTTAAATCTAAGGATCTTTCTCTAGACAAAACCTTAGGATCATTTGCTTTATATCTTACACTATATCCATCTTTGGTTACATCCATTTCATATGAAGAATAATCACCATTAGGGATTTGTATTATTGGACGATTAATACTTTCTGAAGGTGTAGATTTTAATAAATGACCTAAAATACCAATATGAGCAACACCAATAGAAACTCCAACAAACCAAATAATTGCAGTACTAATTGCTTTAGGTTTAAAGTTCATTTTTTCTCCTCTTCATCTTTTGGTTTAGGAACAGGAACTGTTACTGTTGTTTTTTGTGTCCCTCCACCATTTCCATTAGACTTTGATGGTGTGACACCAAAAGTCGCCAAAGTTCCCGTGAAGACGCTGGCAATAAAAGTAGGGTCAATTTTTTGCTGAGGTATTCCTGGAATTGAAACATAGTTTAAAGTTAAGATTGCACCCGTCCATGTCAATACAATTAATCTAACCAAACTCGAAATTCCTTCTTCATGCCAATGGAATCCATCATCATCATGATCTTTCTTCTTTTTTGGAAGCATTGACCTGATAGTTTTAATCATTTGTATTTATGGATCTAGAGCATCAACTGTAAAATTAGTATTTAATATTCTATTGTATTGTATACAAAGTTCTTCACTTGATTCATGTTCCCATTTGTGATAGACATTCTTAAGTTTTTTTGTATAATCAGAACCATCATTATTTTTCATCTCGTCAGCAACAATGGTTTTGATTAATACATCTCTTGTTAAGTTGGTCATTCTGGATGATTTATATCCAACAAAGAGTTTACCATTATTACACAAGAGATTTCACATAACTCTTCTTGGCTAGTCTTCCTAAGTAGGATTTATTATTTAGTAATGTAACCTTCTTTAACAAGATACTTGCGGGTCAAAGGCGTGGGAGGATATATTTCCCACATCTTTCCTGTAGTACATGCCGCAAGTGCATCAGCAGTCATTCCTTCAGTTCTGCCTGCCCACCCTGCTTCTGCTTCCCAAGGAAGAACAGATTTTGGATAAGTTCTTTTTGCCATTTCTCTCCAGATAGAAGGAACATCATCTTCAGGAAGAATGATAGCAATCAATGAATTATTAATTGTTCCTGCCATACAATCCTGTGCTACATGCCATCCTTCATGTCGAACTACACTCATCAATGTAGATTGTCTACCCATGAATGCATCGTTCAGAAAGAAGTTATTACTTACAGTATGATAAACACCACGATTACCTACAGGAAAATATTTCTGATCTCCTAGAAAAACCATAACTCCGATCTTATCAAGGGAGTCCAACATCTCATTAAACTCAGTAGCAACAGCAGAATAATCAGAGTTGGGATAATTATCTTGAATGTCTTTGATACTTGTGATTCTTTGAACATTATCGGTGCATTCTCGTAACATCATGCATCCTAAAGAATCATTACTATTGTATCCTCTGGTTATTTTTTCATCTCCTGCATATGCTGTTCCTGCTAGTGCAGCACATCCAAGAAGAGATAATAAAAGTTTTTTCATGCGTAATATGCCTCAAAGTATTTTATAATGCCATTAGTATTTACATTACCTTGAGATACCCAATCATGAGCACATTCATACATTGATTGATTAGTGTATTCAGGTAATGATTCTTTTAGTTGACTACCAT